AATTCTGAGTAATAAGTATACACATCTGCAGAAACTTCTTCTACTGCATAATATGTTTTTCTAGTAACTTCTTCAGTAACAGTATCTCTCTTAGTGTATATGTATCCAAGTGCTGTATCTCTTACCTGATATGTATAAGTATATGTTGTAACATTTTCAAGCGCATTTGTTGACCATGTATATCCTTGTTGTCTAATTGCATAAGTATAATATATTATTGTTTGATTTTGATAAGCATTAGTTGAATAAGTATAAGCTTGTACTCTAACTGAATAGCTATAGCTTGTTGTTGTTATGGTTTGAGATTGATTTGTTGACCAGCTATAGGTTGTTGTTGTTACACTTTGTCTTATAGCATAAGTATTTGTTGTAGTGCTATTTGCTCGACATAATGTATAGTTATATCTTAACCTATCTCCAGTTCCAGATGTTCCAGTAAATGAACATGCCAGGTTTACTCTACTTGCGTTACAACCTCCCGTTGATTGTGGTGATGCAAATGTACCTGATCCAGTACATGAATAAGATGTTGAAGTGCTAGAAGAACATGCACCGCATCGGTCTCCAGCATTTGGCCCAGTGCCTGGACAAGATGCTGAGCTGCTAGAACCAGTACAAAGATTTGAAGTTGATGTAGATGAACTACATGATGAACATCTTTGTCCAACACTACTTCCAGTACCTGGGCAAGATCCTCCAGAGCTAGAACCAGAACAAGTTATTGTAATGTAAGAATCTATATTTGTTGAACAAGCACCACATCTGTCTCCTACGTTTGGTCCAGTATCTGGACATGAACTAGTTGTAGTAGAACCACTACATGATGCAAAAGAGTTACAAGCACCACATCTTTGTCCTACAGAACTTCCAGTACCTGGGCAAGATGTCGAACTATCAGATCCAGAACAGGTTAATACAGAAATTGTTTCTGGTTCTCCTGAACAAGATCCACATCTATCTCCTACGTTTGGTCCAGTATCTGGACAGGTTGTAGAAACTTGTGATCCAGTACATGCTGCAACAGAGTTACAAGCACCGCATCTTTGTCCTGCTAAGCTTCCAGTTCCTGGACAAGTGCTTCCTGAATTTGATCCAGAACAAGTTAACTGCTCTGTTATAGTTGCATTTTCTGTACAAGCAGTGCATCTATCTCCACCTATTGATCCAAAATCTGGACAGGTTGAAGTTGTAACTATGCTTCCAGTACATGGATAGCTACTAGAAGTTGCACAAGAAGTACACCTATCTCCGCCTAATGGACCAGTGTCTGGACATGAGTATGATGTTGCTGAAAGTGTGCATGGATAAGTTGTTACATTTGTTGTTGATGTAGTACATGCACTACATCTTAATCCAACATCACTAAATGTATATCCTTCAGATTGTGGATTTGATCCTAATATTGCTAAAGGTGGACAATCTTCATTTGGATCGTATATTGTAGTTAAATTAGTTGAACATCTATAAACAAAGCCATCACCTGGATTTAATATATATGTATAATCTGGTACTACTGACCAAAAAGAAGATGTTGATGCTACCCATACTGCTGCTCCAAGGCCACCACCAAAAGTATCAACAGAAACCGATTGGTTAAAACTACCTGCATCAACAGTTTTCATTGGGTTGTCGCCTAAATCGCCAGAAGAATTTACTGCCCTGCTTCCATTTACACTCCAGGTATTGTTGCCTCTTGATGGTCCGCCATAAGTAAATCCACCACTTGCAGTACCTAATCCAACCGATACAGTTCTATTAAAATCATCTGACAAAGATGGAACTTGTGCTTCAATTGGAGGTGTGCTGTAGTAATAATAGGTTACATTATCTACTCCAACTACTTCATCTCTTGCATAAAAATAATATGGCGGTGGATTTGCATCGTATTCAGTAATTGTATATGGATTTGTAGATGTTACATTTCCTCCACTAGGATCATCGGTAGACCCAGAAGATTGAACAGCAACTTCAGTTGTATAAAATATTCTAGTAATTAATGAATTATAATTGCTATATGTTCCAGAGGATCTAGTTACTGTAGTTCCAACTCTACCAGTTCCAGTTAATTTAGGTCTAGTTATTTGTACTGGTGAGTTATCGGCGCCAAATGTAGCTTTCCATAAATTTTGTGTAACTTTGACATAAATTCTATTTACTTGTTTCCATAAATTTTGTGTAACTTTAACATAAATTCTATTTGCTGGCTTCCACAAATCTTGTGTAACTTTAACATAAATTTTTGCTGACATTAGGCCCAGCTAATCCAGATATCTCCAACAACTCCTGTGGTAGGAGATGGTTCTGCTTGTGCAGTAGTTCTAGTTCCGTAGTACACGCCAAAACCTCTTTTTAACATGTTATTATTGTAAGGATCAGAAACAATCATTCTTTGTCTTGCAGCTGATCCGTACCCTGTGCTTGCTGGATACTCAGACCCATACTGAGTGATTGCCGTATTTGGTGCTCCGCTAGTTCCATCTGCATTTAGTGTTAGTCTACCTATTGCAGTTACATTATTTCCAAGAGTAGGAATATTATATATTTTTAAACCAGATGTACTTAATTCTATTTTTGAATCAAGATAAGTACCAGCGCCTCCGCCTTCAATATCAGCAGGTAGTTGTCCTGAATATAATGTTATTACTCCAGTAGCATTTATAGATTCAATTTTTGTATTTGAATCTCCAATTCTAAATCTTGTAGTATTCCATACATTGTCAGTGCTTCCTTCTACTAATGTAAAAGAAGATCCTGTAATTGTTGAGCCAGTTATATTTCCAGACATAGATAAATGTGAGTCTCCAGTTCCAGGAGATGCTGTTAATGTAAATTTACCAGTTGGAGATCCGCCATTATAATGAGAGATGGAAGATGGGGTTAATCTAAAATGATACCCAGAACTACTTCCTAAAAATATATTTGGATCTGTTCCGCTATTTATTTTTAAAGTTCCTGTAGAGTTTTGTAGGTAAGACTCTCCTAAATTCCATCCACCAATATCTCCATATGTTGCTGTAATATATCCGCTATTAGATACACGGAATGGAGCGCTTAAATAGTTAGCATTTCCTAACCAGATTCCAGTTGCTGGCACAGCTTTAAATATTGTGTTGCCTGATCCTATTTCTAAATCTCCAGTAAATGTTCCAGATCCTTTTATTGCAAGTGTCCCAGTAGTTCCAGATGTTAAATATTCTAATAATTTTGTAGTTCCGTCTGTTCCATAGATAATAAATGGAGAGGAGCTTCCAGATATAACAACTCTTTGACCTCCGCTAACTCCTGCTGTAATTGAGTTATCTGCAGTTAATGTACCAGTACTTATTTCGCTAGCTGGTAATTTTAATACAGTAATTGGGTTACCGTCTGCAGAAACTGGTTGCCCATTTGCAACCCCATTAGCATTTATTGTATCTATTTTAATATAATACGGAACTCCATATTGAAGAAGTGTTCCTAGTGTTTTATCAATAATAGTTCCAACACCTATTGAAACTTTATTTGATCCATTTGCAAAATTTAATGTGTGAACCCAGTTATCGTTACTTGGTGTAAAGTTAGATGCTGTTCCTATAAATACTTTTGCTCCAGCAAAACTACCTTTAGTAAAGTCTACTGGGTCGCCATTTGTATCTAAACTTTTACCGCTCCATTCAACAATAACAGAAGCTAGTCCTGCAGTTACTATTGGTGTGTCTGGATCTTCTGGAGATAAAACAATTTCTCCAACTGCTGGAACCAATATTGACCTTGGTAAACTTACTGCAGATCTACTTCCATAATTTGATATAGCATATAATGCTACTGCATACTCTCCTGCTGGTGCTGCAATTGTTTGTGTGCCTGCAGCTTTAAAACTTCCTGCTGGCTTTGTTCCATCGAATGGAGAACCATCAATATATATATCAATTCTATCTATATTTGTAATTGCTCTGCCAGCTGCATCATTTCCGTTCCAAGTTATTTTAATTAAACCTGGCTCTGCAGTTACACTGCCAACTGGTAGGTCTGGAGTTCCTGGAAGAGTTTCTCCTGGAGTAGTTAAAACTTTTGATGCAGACCATAATCCAAATGTTCCATCTTTATATTTCCATCTAAGTTGAATTGGGTAGTTTGTATTTAATTCAAGATCTGTAATAGTTACGACAAAATAATTACCGTTTTCTACGGCAACTGAGGTGTCTTTTAATAAATCTTGATATGCTGCCATTTTAGTTCCAGTCTAGGTCTAGTTTATATTCTATATCCAAGGATCTACCAGCAATTTTTTTAATTCCATAAAAAGATCCACTACCAGATACTGTTGCAGTATTATTTTTTGAAAGAGTTACCGTGTTATTTAATATACTTGAAATTAATGCGCCAGACGCTATTCCAGTTCCAGAAACTGGTTGTCCTACAAATAAATTATTTATTGATCCAACCGTTATAGTATTTTGTCCAGATGTTCCAGATATTGATGTTGAATTAATAACAACAGATCTACTAATTAATCCAAAGAATGGATCAAAAGTATCTTCATCGTTAATTCTTAATCCATCAAAGCCAACATATGTAGTAGAACTTCCAGATGGGGTTATTGTAATTCCAATTTTATTAATAGATGATTTGTCTGGTGCCGACACGCTTGCTCCAGAAAAAATTAAAGACATTGGGATGTCGCTTGTAATAGTATGTCCTAAGCTAGATGGTGCGCTTATTTGATACTGAAAATACTGAGTAGGAGAACTATAAAGTCTAATCTTAATAGAACTTAAATTCGCATCTAATTTGTTGTATGCTAATCTTAAAGTATCATTTGTACTATACCCAGATAAATCAATTGGTGAAATGTTATAAAAATATTCATTTGATGCTGATCCGTCTGACTGCATTACTACTAAGTTATTTCCTATTCTTGGATTGTCAGTAGAAAAATCTGCTTTAAATAAATCCTCGTCAGTCCAATCTAAATAGCTAGAAAAATCTGTTAAAAATTTACTATCAAAATTATTTATAGAAGAACGAGTTGATGGATATAAACCTATTTCATTAATATGTCCCTCTACATCTTGTGGTATAGATGTTTTAAAAATTGCAGAATATGTAGATGCTCCTTCTACTGTCTGTATGTCAGATGATCCAAAAAATACTGGTACTCTGTAGAATTCAAATCCAAGTTTGGTGTCATTTTCTGTGGCAGATATGTAATCAATTCCTACCGCTATATCTTTTTTTAAATTAGATACATTACCAGCAATTGTATTTGTTAAAAATCTTTTACCAAATTTTGTAATAACATTTGAAGAACGGGCAATTTCTTTTCCGTCTTGATAGTATATATATGTTCCTTTAATCATTTTTCTCCTAAATTGGTGTGGAATATGCAGAGGAATATTCCGTTCCGTTTGTTCCTGTTACTACAGCTTTTACTCTGAGCCATCTAGATGAAGATGTTGCTAATGTGTCTCCGTCTCGTGAGTCTACTCTATAAGTTTTTATAACATTGCTACTTCCAATATTATTTGAATTTGTTGTAGAGTAAGTTTTTGATCCACTGTTTAAAGCAGTGGCGGATGATCCACTTGATGAACTTATTATCCAATCATATCTTACACTTGAATATGATCCAAGTCCAGAAACATTGTCCCATCCCCAAGAAATTCTTGTCCCATCTCTTTTAAAGTATACAGAAGGCACACTGGGGGTTGGAGTAACAAATGGAACAGATAAAGATGATTTGCTTGCAACTTGAACAATTGTAGTAGGATTTGATATTCTAACATCTACCCCATCTACATTAGTTTTATTTTGGCTTGAATTTCTAACTCTTAATATAGCTCTAACCTTTTGAACTTTTGTTGCAATGTCATAATATGGTTCATAAGTTATACTTTCTATATCTGAAAGCTCTGGTATATCCAATAGATCTTCTAGTGTTGGAGTGTCCGTTAATGTGTCACCATCTTTGTTTACATAGCCTGATGCCCCAGATGAATACAAGTTTGCGGTTAAATATTTAGAGTAATCTATTCCGCTTCCCTTTAATATTAAATATGTGCCTGGAAATGCTAGTACTGTTTCTGGGCTGGAATCGGTAAGAACAAAGACTTGACCTCTATTAAGGTCACTTACACTTAGTCTTTTATTTGGAGTATTCATATCTTTTTATTATACCATTTTAAAACTATAAAGTTCTACAGGTAATTGATGTCTCCAATCCTTCAGAAAATGAATGTTTTACTTCTGTAACAATAAAATTCTCTGTTCCAGCAAGTCCTTGGTATGTATTTTTAATTGAGACTATATCTCCGACTGAAACTAGAGGGTTTCCAAAGATTGTCATATTGACAATTCTTCCTTTATTTATAACATTTGATTTAATCCAATTAGCAAGAGATTTTACATCTGATTCGTTTTGCAACCAACTAGAAATAAATACTGCTGGTTCTTTTGTTACATAATCATTTAACTCATCTGTGACATACTCTAAATCTCCTGAACTACCTAAGCTGTTTCCTAATAAAAGAAATGATGCTTCTGCTCCATTTGATAGCGGAATTGTTTGTGAAGTATTATTCATAACAAATATTTGTGACCCAAAATTAGAAATCTTTTTGCCAAGTATTTTTGCAAAAGGATTTATTCCAGTACTCCACATTGTTGGATAAGCTGGCCTTTTATTAAAGGATACGTCTCTTTTAATAATTTCTCTTACCACTGTTCCAAATTCGTCTACGGCTACTGCCTTTTTGTTATTTGCTGCTATCTCGTCAGCTTGATAGTTACTCATATAAATTAAATCGCCATATGATGCATTTATTAAATCGTTATTGAATTGACCTTGATATATATTTAATTCTGAAAGCCTGTCGTTATACTGAAATGGCGTTAGGGTATTGGCATATGCATAGTCAAAGGCAACTTCACCTCTAGTGCAAACTAATGACATTTTTTTAGTAGGAGGTAAAATTGTGGATTTTGCTTCTACCTTATTATTTATTTTATATGTTGTATCAGTTACTGTAATGCCGTATCCATTTATGAATGCTGTAATAGTAACAGATTGATTTTGTATTTTAACCTTAATATCAACATTATATGTTCTTCCGCCAAATATTCCTTCTATGGTAGATTCAGTTCTTGTTCCTACTTCTTTTAATGGTATTTTGTTACTTCCTATCCACTTTTCAATTCTTACAGATTTTTTATCTAAAATTGCAGCAGACGAGGAAGTTGATTCCATAATTATATAATAGCCACTTGTTGCTGATTCATTTAAAAAGAATCCTAGTCCTCCAGCATGTAATGTATTTTCTAAAGTATCTTTCATTATTAGACTTGTTCCAAAAGAAAAATACCCAGCATTATATGAATTTCCGTTAGTTGTTGAAACTGCTGACGTGGTTGGAATTGTTAATGAATCAAAATTTCTATAAAAAACAGCAGACTGTTTATTTTTATATTGGGCTGCAGTTACTGCTAATTGTAAATAAGATTTGCTAACTTTAAAATCTTGCCTTGTTGAAGAAACTGTTTGTCCCCCATAACTAGATGTAGTACTAAATTTCTTTGTCCAACGACCCCGTGGATCAAATACACCGTTTAAGGATGGAATAACAACAGCCTCATATGAAGTTCCAGCTATTAAATTGCTTACAGTAATTGGTTGTGAAGATACATTAAAATTTTGTACCTCTTCTTGACCTTGATCTGTTATTTTATTTATAATAACATTATAATTTGTAGGATTAGATAATCCTGGGTATGTTGCTGCATTGATAGTGGCTCCAGTTTGAGAAGCCTCTACAACTAAATCAATAATTGCTGTATAGGTGCTCATCCTACTAAAACTCCTGTCCATGAATAACTTGAAGATGGTGCGCCACTATAATTATGTGCAGCAGCAGTAGTTCCTAAAGCGCCTCTTGTTTTAATTCTATATCTACCATTTGGTTTTATATTTATTTGAATAGTTGTGCCTGTAGGTGGTTTTGATAAAGCAGTATATTTACTTAAATCAGATGCCGATTCTACCCATATGTTTACAGGGTTTGTTCCATTATTTAAAACAGTGCCGTTAATTGCATCTGTAACCGTGGTGTTTGTTGTTTCTGATGGTATGTACTGATACCCCATTGCATCATATTCAATAATTTCTGAGTCTACTAAAAAATATCCTTCAAAATTAAATCCAGATATTAATTTATTATATACACTAGGTCCAGATAAATCAATTGCAATATTGCTATTACCAGAAGCATTTAGTGACTCTGTAAGTCCGCCAGCAATTATAAATGACTCTGAGGATTGCCATAAAGGATCTGATGATTGTAAATACTCACTAGTTGTTGGAGTACTCCATCTTATTTTAACTTGATTAGCAGATGGCATTTCCTTTTTATAAAAATCAATAATGTTTGGTAAAGCACTTCCTTCTTTTTCTTGATAAAAATTCCAATCTTTTGTTGTTCGTGAATACATATAGTTTCTACTATAAAATTGCAACACATCATTTTCATCTACAATAGCATTCATTTGAATATCTCTACATAGTTCTTGTATGTATTCCCATACTGTTTTTGAACCATCTGTCCAAAAATAATTAATTAATGGTACGGAAGAGTCTGCTCCAGTAGACAAATTAAATTTATAATTAGTATATCCAACTGAATCTAACAATCTTCTAATAATTGCAGTAACTGGATAAGACTCACACAGTATGTCTGGGCATATAACTTCCATTAAATATTTTGCTGAATCTAGGGCTGTTAGTGATACTTCTCCTTGGCTAGAGATGTTAAATTCATTTATATAAAAATCTCCTTGATTAATTTGATCATACTTTTCTGAGCCTTCTGTTACTGATCCATTTTCATGATATATTTTAAAAAATGGTATTAGTTTTGCATTTTTTACCATATAGGTTAAAGATGAGTCTAAAGAAGATGCTCTATTGTATGAAACATAATCAAGTCTGGTTTGATTATATTTATTTAATTCTAAGTTAATGCTATTTGCTGTTACCTTTCCTACTGGCAACAAGTCTTCTGAGCTAGAAGATGACTCTTTGCTTATTTCAAATGATACCACGTCTGTTGAAATATCTTTTATCCACCTAGCAGACACTTCAGTTACTCCAATTATTCTGTTAGACCCAGCACTTGGTGTTGTAACTATTATTGATTTAATTGTTACTGGTGTTGCAAATAAATTTGATTCCACTGTTGACCATGATGTTCCATTATAATACAACTCAACTAATCCATTTGTTGGTGTTGTTAATGCATTGGCAATAGTTTCTTCTGTATTGTTTGATTTAACTATTTTAATTGTGTATGTAGATGGAAGACTGTGCGTGCTTTCAAATTTTAAAACTATTTTATTTGTTAGTGCATATTGAGTAAGATTAGTTAAATAATTAATAGTAATATTTACACCAGTATCTTTAGGTGTTACCCAATATTTATAATATGTGCTTTCCCCTGGATAATATATTCTAGGTTGATTTTCTGGATACGATACAGATCTATAGTTTGAAAAAGTATTTTTTTGTATTTCTGTTGGTCCACCGTTTGCAACTGGTTTTTCTAAAATAAAATATTTAATTCCAGATGCTACTGGTCTGAACGGTTTAATAATTGAGTCTACAGGAAATAATTTTTTATATGGATTTGGCCTACTGCTTGGCCAAGCAGATTGACCAATTGCATCTACAATTTGTGAAGTATAAGATGTGTCTGCTATATTATTAGAGGCAGAAACTCCATCTAACATTGTGTTCATATTATATTCAATATAGCATCCAGAACCAATTTTAATATTTGTGCTATTGTATAATAAAGTTTTTAAATTTGCTGATCCTGCTATCATTTAAACCTCTACCAGGGTTAACGACACACTCCAAAATGGTTGAAGTCCTCTTTTTAATACAGAAAAATTACAGTCTCCAAATACAACTGTATATTCTTCGTAACCAGAAGATTCTTGATTTGAACCATTTTTTGCTAAATTAACTCTTATATTAAAAGAAGATTGTCCTTCTGCACTATTATAAAATGATCTTAAATCTTCTGCTCCCCAAGCTCCATCTACAGTTAAAGTTCTATATGATGGTAGCATATCCCATGATAAAGAAAATGTTTTCTTATCTGCAATAAAGAATTTTCTTAATAGACCATTGGCCATTCTTGTACTTTTTTCAATTCTTTCGGTACTAATATCAAATGCAGATCTATTATGCTCTGTTACCTTGTTGTATTTAAGGGTTCCGCTTCCACCATTTAAAGATAAGTCATATGCCTGTATCTGTAGTATGGATCCTCTTGGCATTGATACTATACTCATGCTATTACCCTACTTGGTCCAGTTTTTGTATTTTCGAGTGCAAGTAGCGTTTTAAATTCTTTAAATAATTTTTTGCCATCCATCTCATGAACATTTTCAAACTTCATTGTTATGTCTCCAACATTATATACGGTTCCCATTGTAGCATTATTAGCGTTTGGATTAAATGGATTCATGTTTGATGGAATAACCGCCTCGTTTTTATGAAGCAGTGCAAGCATATTTGCTGGTACACTATTTATGCCGTGTTCAAATTTAGGTATCTGGACAGCCCCGCCATTAGCAAAACCAAGTCCTAATTTAATTTTGTTAAAGAGTTTACCAAAATCAATGCTTGAAGATAATTGGCCTCCAGATAAAGATCCTCCTGAAAAATCAGACTTACCCGTTCCAGTTATCATTGCTGTATGCTTTTTAGGATTATATTCTGGATAAATTGTTTTATATTTATCTGGTAGGAATAGCTCTGCTCTTCTATTCTTAGCCATATTTTCAGAATTTGTATTTGGAGCAATAGGCTTATATTCGCCATATCCAACTGGAACAAAGCTTGTGCCAGGAACTAGTTTTGATAAATATTCTGCAATAGCCTTTGCTCTATTTTGTGAAAGAATGTCATTATCTTTTTCTTTTCCTACTGAGTCTGTATGACCTTGAATAATTATTGATTTTAATTGATTATTAATCAGATCTTTAGAAATTACTTCAAGCTCTAATTTTTGTTCTTTATTTAATTCAAAAGAGTTTGTATCAAAATTAGCTGTGATTGGTGGAATTTTAATTTGAATAACTTTTTTATTGGCTTCTTTCCATGCGGCTTTCCAATCCATTAACTGTCCGCCTTTTCCAGAAAATCCTGTTTTGGATACTGCGCTAGCCGAACCTCCCTCTGCAAACTTTTGTGCATTTACTGCATCAAAGAATGGGATTCCATATTTATTTACAGAAGATGATTTTACAACGTACTCTCCATTTGAAAGCATGGCTGGGATAGAATCGGATGTTGCGGTTCCTGGTCCTTTTACTCCTCCAGGTGAACCTTTTTCGTAATTTTTAACGTATCCGCCCATTGCAAAGTTAGATTTTTTAGATGCATCTAAAATTAATGTTTTTCCAATTGTATTACTATTGGTATCCCAGTCATAAACCATTCTGCTTGATGTTTCAATTCCATAAGCTCTATCATTCCATTTAAATAATCTATATGTTCTATTTCCAACTGTTGCACGTCCAGTGCTACTATCAGAAAATGCTTTTAATGCTGCAGATTTAATACTGCTAGCTGAATCTGTATAATTTTTAATTGTACCTACTGCGTAGGTTCCGCCAGCTGCAGTTGTTGCACCAGCATTTTGAGTCTGATTTTGTGTTGGTGTATAAGTTTTACCTGGTTCATTTTTTAATACTGCAAGTATTTGTTGCAATACCACAAGCTGTTTGCCAGCTATAACATCTGACCCTTTCTTTAAAGAATTTAATAAAGCATTTCCTTGTACAGAATCTGTGTTTATTTTTCCAACAATAGTTTGACCGTCGTCACGAGTTATATTTTGAACAGATTCTGTTACTCCTAAATCTTTTAAGTATTTATTTCCTCCTGGTGTTCTTTCTAATTTTTTAATTAAATCATTTAATTGAGTAAGTGCTTCTTCTTCTGTTATGTTTTCTAAAGCCCTGTCTTTGTAGACACCTTGAATTTGTTGATAAATTCCTGTAAGTGGGGATTCTTTTGGCTTTGCTGTTGAAGCTGCGTTGCTTACTGCTGTAGATTTTTTATTTAAAACATCTATTTGTGCCTGTAAAGCATCAATCTTAGATTGTACTGCCTTGTCTATTGCATCTTCTGCTACCTTTAATTGTTGTGCTCCAACAAGTCTTTGAATACTAATTTGTGCTTGTGCGGCACCAACCATATCACCTTTAGCAAGAGCTGTTTGATAATTTAATTGCTCTTGCTGTATTTGAAGCTTAATATCTTCAGACTGTTGCTGATCTCTTAAAGCTTTCTTTCTTTCATCGCCTTCTTTTTTAATTTGTTCAATTTGTTTATTCTTTAAGCTAATTTGAGTTTCAAGATTTTGAATTGCTGTTTTGCTTGCAGTTGCTTGTTTTTTATTAAAGGCGTCAATGTCTTTGGCCATTTTTCCAGTTAAGGAATTTTCTTGAGCTTTTTTGCTTGTAACATCTAATAATTTATTGTAGTTATTGGTTACTTCTTCTACTGCAAAAGCAAGTTTTTTTAATTGTCCTTTATCTAATCCGCTTAAATCTTTTTGAACTCCGCCAAGAACAATTCTCCATTTTGACAAAGCCGTTTCAACATCATCTGATGTGCTTAATATTTCAGCTAATCCTGGGGAAGTTTTTGATATTTCAACTATTAGATCTTGAGTTAATTTTACATTACCTTGTCCAGATTTTTCTATTGCATTATATTGTTCTTTTAACGCTAAAGATTTATCTGTGGCATTTTCTATGTAGTCTCCCATTGATGAAAATATTTGAAGTAGTCCAGCAGCCCTATCTTTGCTGTCTGTAAATTTAGACATAGCAACAAGCATAGATTCAATTGCAGTTTTTGCACTTGTAATGCCAGCTAGCCCTTTATCTCCTAGTACTATTTGAATAAAACCAGACTTTCCAGATTCTGCAAGTAATGCAGCTATCTTTGCATTAGCTTGTGCTGCTGACTCTCCAGCAGCAACAAATTGAGCTTTTAATCCTTGTGCAACTGTGATTAATTTATCCGATGGTGTCTCTTTAAACAATTTAACTAATTCTGGATACGTAGACTTTACTTTTTCTCTTAAGTCAGCAAATTGTTTTATAGTTAATGTTAAACCAGATAGTCCAGCAGTATTCATTTGTGCATGCAATAACGCTGCGGTTGCTCTGGTATCTTCTATTGTTTTTGTAACTTGCTTTAATTGTGAGTCAAAATCTTTAATTGGTTTTACACCACCAGAAAATGCTAGTCTATTTAACTTAGCAGATTCTTCTTGATTCTTTTTAAATTTAATTAAAGCTGCTGTTACTCCTACTATTGCGGCACCAGCTGCTACATATGGATTTGCTAATAAAGGTCCAAGCCTTCCAAGTATTCCAGCAGTTGATGTTCCTTGTGCAGATACCTGGCCAAGCTTTTGCATAATAGATTGCAGTATGGTTGGGACAAGTATCATTCCAGCTAAAGACCCTAAGTTTCCGCCAGCTTTTTGACCTAATGCTGCACCAGCAGTACTGCCACCTATATAAGCAGCTGTTGTTCCAAGATTCCCCATAACAGACGGTATTCCATAATTATTTTTTCCACGCTTTACTCGTCCACCAACAACTCCACCACGATTATATCCTCTAACTTTTCCGCCCATGTTCATAGCTGATAATAGATCGGAGTCTTCTTTGTTATATCTATTTTGTTGTGTTGATCTTATGCCTCTAATAAATGAACCGCCATGACTTCTTTTACTGCTATCATTTATGCCACCAATTTCAGCAGCATTTACGTATCTTCCCCAATCAGATTCTGTCATGGGGCCCTTATGTTTTGAAACAAAACCGTTTAGTCTAGTCCCTGCGTATTCAGATATTCTTTTTGCTTCAATTGGCATTACTCCCATTGATTTTAATTTTATAAGTAAACTTTGCATGCTTTCAGGGCCAACAGGTTCCCAGTTGTCTCTCCAGCCAGTTCCATTTGTATTTGTTTCTGGTAAATTACTTTTTATAGCTTCATTAAATCTTTTTGAAGTTTTAACCCATGTACTAGATAAAGCTTTTAGAGTTACGTACTTTGCTCCAGATGGTACTGGTACGCCTATTGATTTTAAAACATCTACTGGAATATTATCGTCTGGACCGTAGCCCATTTTTTTAAGTCTTTTTATAAAAGAAGGACTATAGGCGTGAGTTAAAGTTTGTCCAGGAAGTGTGGGGGTTATTCCATAATTTTTATTACTTTCATTTTTATAAACACTACCTCTAGTTAATCTGTAATCATTAAATCTCATTAAAGATCCAGGTTCTGAAAATGATTGAGTAGTAGAGCCAGTTCTATCCATAACCCCTCTACTTGCTCTATAGTACTCTTTACCTGGAGATCTAAATCCTGAGAAAATTTTGGAGGCTGCTGCGTATTTTGCAACAAGAGAGGGAATTCCATAATTATTTTTTGAAGCTACAACCCTGCCGCCAACTGCAAATTGATTGTTATAGGCTAATAGCATTTCAGATTCTGATGGTGTCGGATTATTAATTATAATTTCTCCAGGAGTTACCATTGCTGGTACTACTTTTCCACCTTGATTGTAACCCATTAAATTATCTGATGCTTTTCTATTTAATACAATATCTCCCTCTACCAAATTCATAAATTGAGTATCTGTTGTGTCTGATCTTGGCCCAGGAACAACCATTCCGCCTGTTGCAAATTTCTTTGGCATTGTTGTTTCTGTTGAATATCCTGCCCCGTATGTCCTTACCCCAAGAGATCTTGCAATTTTATCTATGATTTTTGATGCTGGCCTATTTGGTCTAAAAATTTCTTTAATGTTTGCTTTACCTGTAGGTCCAACTATTGGCTGATTAATTAAAGGAACTTGTGTTAAATTAGCGGTTCTTCCAAGATCTGCAGCAACTTGAGCAGTTGTTTGCGCCATCATTGCTTCTAGCTGTGAATTTATTGCAATAATTTTTGCACGAGCAGTATCTAACGTAATTTTTCCTGCTTGTAGTTGTTGAACAATTAATGCAGATTGTGATGCTGCATTGGTTGTTATTTTTGTCATTGCTGGAAGAAGCTGTCCGAATGTAGTATTTATTTCTGTGCTAAATGTTCCTGTTCTAGCAATTTCTTTCTTTAAATCTGCAACTTCTCTTTTTGTCATCATAGACAATGTACCCATTAGAGAATGCCACTTTGCTGCTTCTCCAGCAACTATTCCCGTAGAAGCCCCTCTTGAAGATGTTAATCCTTCAATTTTTGGCAGATCCCCTGCCATAAATATTTGAGGAACAGTTCCTATTTTTTGATTTACATCAATTGATCCTGGGGTAACAGAGTGAATTGTTTGAGCATCTCTTTGTCCTTTACTCATTAATGCTCTTGGATTATGGTGTGAAGCAGCTCTTGTGCCTACCTCTCCCACAAGCGGGTGATTAGGATTTACTACTCTTTGTCCAGCAATAATATTTGTTCCACCCATAGTAGATACTCCTGGGTTTGTTTGAATTATTGCATTTGATGCATCTGCTGCTAATTTATTATATGAAGCAGACAGTCTAGATATTGCTTGATTTAATATATCTGCTGCTTTAGCATCACTATAAAATGTTTGTTCTGCAAGTGACCCTGCTTTATTTGCTGCAAGTATTTCTGGTGTTAAGAGTCTCCAGCCTTCTCCACCTTTAAACATAGCTCTAAAATGAGATGCACCTTTAATTACATAACCAAAGAAGTTTGCAAGAACACCAGTAAGCATAATAAGTGGTCCAGCTACCGCAGTAAGTCCTCCAAAGAAAGCTAGAATTGTTTTTATTGGTCCAGGTAATTTATCTATAAATTTTAATATTCCACTAACAATATTTATTAGATGTGTATTTATTGTTAAAAACTGTTCGCCAACTACAGCTAGATCTGCCTTTAATCCTTCAAGAGCTCTCCTGTACTTACCAGAAGCGGATTCTGTAACCATACTTAATTCTCGACCAGCAATGTTTGCTAAATCTTGAGAACTTGCTTTCATTAAATCCATTACTTGTAAGGTTTGGCTTCCTTGCTTTCCAAGGTTTTCAAATAAAGCATTCATACGAGCAAATTGGAATTTACCAAATAATTGTTCTAATGCCTGTTGTTTTTGTAATGGATCTAAGTTGTCTAATGCTGATTGTAATGCCAATAATGTATTTGTTGTGTTTCCAGCATTTTTTTGAACAATGTCAGTTAATGATATTCCAAATCCAGCAAACATTTCTTTTGCTACTTTAGTTGGATTAATTAAAGATGCAAGTCCTGACTTTAAAGCGTTAGCGCCTTCTGATGCATTGATTCCGCCTTCTCTCATTGCAGTTAAATACAATGCTAAATCTTCTACGCTACCTCCAAGACCTTTAATAATTGGACCAGCTTTAGGAATTGCTTCTACTAAGTCATTAAGAGTTGTTGATGTCTGGTTTTCAACTGCGTTTAAAAAGTTAATTGATTCTGCTAGTTCATCAGTATTTTGTTTGAATGCAGATTGAATTGCTAATGTTGCCTTCATTGCATCTTGTCTATCTACTTCACCAAGAACTGCTAGACGAGTTGTTTCTTTAATTGAGCCTAATAATTCGTTACCTTGCTTTCCAGTTGCAGCAATGTCAGCACCTAATGCAATTGTTTCTTTAAATGAAGAACCGTATGCTTTAGATAATTCAGATGCGGTTTCAGTAACTTGTTTTCTTATTTTGCCTAAATCACTTGCTGATGTAGCAGCTAAACCACCATAAACCTTTGTTAAACGAGTTAACTCTTGATCGGCTTCTCGAAATGCTTTTGCAGATGCAGCTCCAAATGCTGCTAATGGAACAGTTAATCCTACGGTTAATTGACGACCAGCCCACTGGGTATTCTTACCCCAATTAATTAATGAGTTTGCTCCTTCTTGAACTACACGATTCATAATTTGTAGTTCTTGTCTTGCTAAAGCTGTTTTGCTTTTTACCTTATCAAGGCCAGTTGGAATGTGAACATTGTACTGCATCAAACCTTCGGCATTTTTGCCAAGAGGTTGAAGAATTGCATTTTGTAGCTGAACTTGTTGTTGAGCTAATTGTCTAATTAATCCGCCATTAGTTTTTAAATGTCCTTGATATACTTGAAAAAATTGTTTTAATTTGATTTGGCCTTTGTCTAATTGAGATCCAAATTTATCTACATCAGATGTTAAATTTACAAAGTGTGTGGAAAATTGTCCAGTGCTTCTAAGTGTGTCTGCAAAAGAACGATTCATTACAGCAACTTGTGCTGCTAAATTCTTATTTGTTGCGTTTAATTTTGTTTGAAGATTAGTTAAGGCTGAAGATACCTTACCGAGATCTGCGATAAGATTTGAAAAGTCGGACGTGGCGACTATTCGGGTGACTATCTGTTCTTCAGCCATTTACTATAATTTTACTCCTTAGAGTATCCTAAACCTGCGTTTATTCCGAATCCTGCTTCTGAGGCAAAGCTTCCTTGTAATGATAGTACATCACTACCGCTTGCTTTTACTCCAAGAGCCCTTCTTCGTATGTCGTCAAATGTAGGACCTTCTTTTTCTTGTTCATCATTTAAGTTTACTCCCTGAAGAGATGCTAAGAATTTTCTTTTCTCATCTTCAGTTTTTTGCATTGCCTTAAATGTTTGTATCAGTTCTGGCATTGAGAGGCTTTCTTCTAATTCTTCGTAATTTTTCCAATTACCTAAAAGAAAAACTTCTCCTAATAAAGCGGCTAAATCTAGTTCTGACCAGCCAGAACCGCTGCCGCTAGAAGGTTTGGGTCGTCAAGTTTAATTCCACCACATACTTCTAGAATTCTATTAATGGTAGGCATGTCTAGTGCATCTTCCAGTTTATCTTTATCAGCTACCAATTCTGGTACCTGAGATTCAATTGCAATTCCGCATGCTGTAATTAGAATTGTAAGTGTTTCGTCTTCTCCTGACGAAGTTTCTGTTTTTTTAATTTCTGCCATGAACTTTCTTAAAGCTTTAATAGTCAATGGTTTTAGTTTTACCTTTGAGCCATTTTGAAGTTCAATTTCTTCTATGTCGTATACTGTTGTAGCCAATTTATCCTCCTAGGATTGTCTTAATTATTATAACATAATGGTATTATCACTACAAATAGAAAGGCCCCCAAATTAATGGGGGCCTCTATAATTTAAATTAGTTAAATTAAACTGTTAACACACGGTCAATAATCTTACCGTATTCTGAGCCAGAGTAGTTAGCATCTGGTAGAAGACGGAATGTTACTGGGAATGTGGTTGGAGTGGTACGTGCAAGTGAGAATTGTGACTGTTGTACAGACAATACTCGACGAGCATAATATACACGCTCTGATGCGGTTGAGCTAGCTGTTGGAGCTAGACCTACTGCAATTAATTGACGCTCTGTTGGAGCCGCTCCTAGGGAACCTGCCTCAAGACCTAAAACGTCTTTCTTAGTTAGTCCAGTTCCTGATGTTGATAAAGATGATGCATTCTGTCCGAATACCGCTACAATGTTTTCTAGAGTACCTTCTGACATTTCTGTTGCAATCATAACCTCCATTGCAGATTTAAACAGCTTAGCTGTATCTAGCAATTGGTCAACGGTTACTGAATCGTATGTTGGGTTGTAAGTAATTTGAAGACCGTTGTTAGTAAAACCAACGTTACGATATCCAAACTTACCTGCTTCTTGATCTACTGCATTTAATGAAGTTGTGTATGAAACTCCTGATGCGAAAGCTGGTACACCAACTGTTGTTGCACCTGAAGCTACCGCTACACCTGCTTCTGCGTTAGCAATATAATCTGCATCGTTTACGTCAACTGTTGATAAAAACAGTGGTGACGCACCAACGAGAATATTTTTTGCATTACCTACGGATTGTGCCATAGTTTTGTTTCCTCCTATATTTCAATATATATATATTTAAATCTTAAGTTCAAGCTGGCTAGGCTTCTTTCCTCATGTCCTATAATACGGCATAATGAGGTCTAAAGCAATTTAAAGAAATCGACCAGTTTGGTCTGTTATTCTTGAATATTTAGCCTCTAAAATAATGTCTGTTGACAGGAAGCCTTTTAGCTCTTCGGATGGTTCGGTAGGGGATATATCGGCTATAAAAATACTATGGAATTTAAACTTGTTATTTAGGGACTCAAACCTATTTACATCTTTTGCAGAGTCATCCATTCTCCTAAATAGGTCGGTCATAAAATTTCTTATTTCATTAATTTCTGAGACATCTGTGGAGTAAACTGTAAAGAGAATTTGCTCACAGCATATTAGCCAGTTGTCCTCGTATGAAAGACCAATCTTGTCATAAATTATATGCTTTTTTCCACTCAAGAATTGGTTCATTTCTGGAGATTGTTGGACTGGAATAATAGGGACTATTGCACTTCCTACGTTATCGCTATAATAATCATCCTCATCAAATATCTTTGCCTCTAATAGTTCTGCCCATAAGAATTTTCTTATTTCTAGCATAGCGTCTAATTTAAAATTGGCTGTCATATCATTGACGCTCCAAATGCTTTTTCTGATGCTGCGTCCGCCATTGATCTAATTAAATTTGGAGAAAATGAGTACTTAACTGTTCTGATTGTGGCTGGAATTCTTAGAGCCCTTAGTGACTCTGAATTAAATAGTTCTTTAAATCCAGATTTTTTAATAGAACTATTTACCAATTCCCCACTAAAGAATCTTGAATATTGTAATTTAAATTGATTCATTACACTAGTTCCTCCTGGCCTTTTAACGGTCACTGAGGCACCTTTAGGCATAAACACTGTATTACCATCAACTTCAAATACTAACCTCTCAGAATGGCGTGGAGCAATTTTAAGGGGCATGCCAGCTTCCATGATAGAAGCTTTTGCTGCAAATACATGTCTACGTTTACTATTTGATGCTGGGACTAATGACTTAGACATAAGGAATTCAAAATCAATTTTAAACGATATTCCTTCAGAATCTATAGATGTTAACTTAAATAATCTAGCATTCTTATTTCCAGACTTTTTCCATTCATATACATGGTGAAATGATTTAGGCTTTGTTCTTGCCTGAGCATCTATATAATTTCCAAAATCTTTTTCTATTTGAGTAAATACTATTTTTTTAAAAGAATTTTTAAACTTTTTGCTATTGCTTAGTTTGGCAATTACATTAGCTTGGTAATATAAGGCTGCTGATATTTGCGCCACATTACTATCATTAATAGCCCCCTTTGGATTTTTATTATACATTAATCTTTCAAGACCAGAAGCAGCCTGGAGAAGCATTGCGTTAGATTCCAATTTGCTGGTTCTCCGATCTCTTTAATGTTGAGTTGTATGCTAAAACTTGTCCAAATGGATCTGTTATAGGGGTCGTTCCAATTATTTCAAAAACAGTTGGGGTATCAGATGGATAGTTTAATTCTGTCCAAATTGCTTCTTCATTGCTATCTCTAATATTAGTAATTTTTTCTCTAGCCGTAAGTCTTTCTGAGGTGCGTACTTGAATTACCTGCTCGTTGTTATATTTATTACTAAATATCTGTTTGTCCCCAGATCTTGTCGTTGCAGAGTTTGTTATTACTCCTTTTGCATGACAATCTAATGTTTTATAATAATTCCATTCTTTTATTATAGCCCCAGTATCTGGGTTTTGTACATCCAATTGTTTATATATATCCATTTTCATGGATAGCACTGCTTCCATGATATCGATCATTAGATAAGCACCATGTTTGTTATAACATACGGGGCAAGTAATTTATCTACATATGCAGAGCCAGTTCCAGAAAATGCATTACTTGAGTATTCAAAGTCCCAGTCAAATGTTGAAACGCTCTTTAAGTATCTATCTGTCCACATTCTATCTTTTGCAAAATATTGTCCAATTAATTGAACTGCTGCTTGCTCAACTTCATCTGGGACAGATTCCCAACCAAATGTTCCAACTACTCTATACCTAACGTTTTTTCTAAAAGCTTGTCCTGTGTACAAATCATTAATTGATGGCGGTATCATTCCATTTGCTACATATACAGTATTGTCAATAAGTTCAGTTCTATCTAGTCTAATACCAAATCCAGTTTCTGATATTACTGGTGTGTATCCCCAGTTATTTACTTGAGGGCTAGATAAGTTATCAATTAACAAAAAGTCGTCTGCATATAATTTGTGTATTTGATTTATTTTATGAGGCATAGGAAGAATGTCTGATCCATTACCGTATATTACTTCTTCTTCTTGATATAAATAAAAATTCTGCCCAGTAAAATCTTCTATTATTTTACGAGCATATTTTTCTGCCATGGACAGATCATGATAATTTTTATACTTAGGATCGGATGGATCGCTTCCAATTTTTAAATCATCTATTGCTTCGGCAAAGCTACAATATGGAGTTACAATATCTAAATAGGTTGCATGTTCTCCATTTAATCCGCCAATATTGTAACTCCATATAATTTTAAATTTTCTATTCCTAGATGTATAAAATGTAGACAGTGATACTTGATACGTTCCAATATCAGATTCTACTTTATCAGCAGTGCTTGTAGAAATTACTGTTGTTGGGCTTATAGATGGACTAATAGTAATATCATTAGTTATGTCATAAATTCTAGCCGTAACTAAATCGTCATCAGCATCAACTATTTCATTATTCCAGAATATCTTAGTTTTTACTGGTGTTACCGTATCTTTGTATATCTCTGCCATATTAAAGGCTTAGATTAGTTATAGAAGTCTTGAACTTCCTTTGGTGTGGCTAATCTAAAACCTTCCTCCCTATCAAAAATTTCTTGAGCTTGTTCCTCAGACATTGCTACAAATGGGTGTGTACTTGTAAATGTAAATCCCATAGCATCGTATCTATGATTTGCTCTTTCCATTCTAACTAAAACTGAATCTTTATCTTGACTCTTTTTAGCATCAAATCTTGGTAAAACTTCAATCTCTTCTTTATTGTCGTCTATATCTTTAATAGTCTTTTGATATATTGACCATGTCACGCCCTCTTCAGCTAATGATGCAATAATATCGTTCTTGCTTTTTAGTGTTTGTATATCTACGCCAAAGTCTTCGGCTATTTTTTTTATCTCAGATAGTTTTAATGTCTCAAATGACATATATTCTCCTTAGTCTAGTTATTTAATTATATCATTACTAAATTCAAATGAAAAGCCCCCAAGATTAATTGGGGGCTTTTATTTAGATTAATTCCTAATTAGGAAGCAATCTTAACGTTCTTTACTACTACCCAAGCGTCTGCTTGCTCAATTTGAACGCCAACACGAGTATACATTGTGTACTCGATTGAGTCCTTCTTTGGCCAGAAGAATCGGTATACAGTTACATCACGCTTGATACCAATAACTACGTTATTTGGGAATGTCAAGTGGACGTCACCGTGTGATCCTGTTGCTCCTGAGTATGAGCCAGTTTGTGTCTCGCTTAATAGCGGAACTTCAACAATTGGAATACCAAATGCGAAAGGTGCTACGTATCCTGCTGGACCGCCTAGTGGCTGTACGCCTCCACGGATAACGCTTGAAGCGATATCTTGTGGGTTAGCTGATCCATCTGCACCAAGTAATGATGCTGAGTATAAATAATCTTGAATCAAGTTTGAACCTGACAAGAAGCGAAGGTCTGTACGACGTTGCTTGTACTTACGTGGAAGTGCCTTTAATGCGCTATTAAATGTAGCACGACTAATTGCGGCTCCACCTGCATCTACTACGTGACCGTTTGCTTTTGCAAGCTTAACTGTTCCGTCAAATGCTTTGTAAAGTTGATCAGATGATAGAGCTGTGTTTCCGTTAAGAACCAAGTCTTCAATATCATTACCAGCCTGTGTTGCCATCAGACGTGCAATATGATCTTCTAGATCTGCACCTTCAATGTTGTCTTCTAGAGACTCAGTTGAAAGTTCCCAATCTAGACGTAACTTCTTTGTTGTCAAAGAAATTTTTGAGAATGTCACAGCAGAGTTGCCACTGTTTGCGTCATCTCCTTCTGTCGCAAGCTTCATAAGCTTTTCGCCTACGCCCATGCGATCAATTTCAGTTGTATCAGATTTCATTCTAACGGTACGTGCGACTTTACCAATTACGGTTGCGTCGAACATGTAGTCTAGAAATCGAGCTGATTGTTCTGGATTAAGTAATCCACCATTGCCACTTTCTGACCCTGTGTGAATTCCTTCTCCTCCAGTTGTTGAAGCGAAAGTGCCTGTGGCTGTTGTGCCAGTTGCAATTGCCTTTTCTAATAATTCATTGCTCATAATTTATTTACCTACCCTTTATTTAAATAGTTCGTTTACGGAACCGAGGAAAGAACCATTCCATTTTGATTTTTGGATTTTTACTTCCTGAGACCCGCCAAGGTCTGAGGACTTCTTAATTGCAGTCTCTGATTCTACTGCATCGACACGCTTTTCTACACCATCAATCGTGTTTTTGATGTTCTCAACAGTTTTGTTGAGTTCTGAGTGTTGTTCTGCCAACTCTGATATTCTGGCTTCTACGCTCTTGCTAAAAGATTCAACTGTTTCTTTAATAGTTGTAACTTGTGCTGCATTTGCTTCTGAAGCCTTGCTTAGAGTTTCTGAGAAAAAGCCTTTTAGGTCACCTAACATTTTTGCAAAATCAGGTTCATCAACGACGACTTCTGAGACGTCTGCTGCTTTTTCAACGATTTCGGCAGAAGCATCTGCTACTACATCTTCTGTAACAGCTTTTTCAATTACTGCTTCTGCAGGGATTGAAACTTCTACTGGAGCAGTTTCTTCAACTGCTACTGTTTCTGTGTTTTCTGACACTTCATTACCTCCTTTTGCGTTTGCCTGTTTTGCTATTTGTGTTTCAGGCAACGTAAATCTTGACTTCTTAAATGAAGCAAGAATTTTATCTATTTCTTTTGCTTTGTTAACATCGTTAGTTTCTACCCAGCCAATTAAACTTGCTAGTTTGCCAGTTACTGGTGAGGTATAGGTTGCTTCTGTTGACATAAATACGGAATCACTATCTTCACAATAAAAAATATTTTCCGTAATGGTATCTGCTGCTATTCCTTTAAAAATTAATTGTCCATTCATTTTTTGAATAGATAAAATATTACATAATTCATTTGCTGGTGAATCTACAACTGATAGTTCTATCAATGAGTATTCTTTAATAAATCTTACTGGATTTCCTGTAGACTTATTTACTTCGTTTTCTGAATCTACAATCTTTCCGCCAATTGAAAATCCTTGAAGAGTTCCGTCTAAAACTTTTTCCCAGGTATCTTGTGCGCCTTTTGATATGTATGCATCTACATATACTCCATTATAAAATTCACCTGATTTTGTATCATAATAAGTTTCTGGTCTAAATGAAACCATTTTGCCAACTGCATTGGATGAATGCATTTCTCTGATATTGCCTCTAAAACCTTCAAAAGCTTTTAAGCTTGCTTCTGCGGTTACAACATCTCCTGTTTGATCAATGTTGTCTAGTGTTGCAAAACCAGAAACTGTTCTCTTTTCACGATTGACTTTTGTGAAAGGAATAGATAAACTAATATCATCGCCATTACTGGACCAATAAGATTTTTCGATATTCATATGCTTAATTTTATCTTTGTATACATAAAAAGGCAAATAACTAGTTGCCTAATAATTAAGCTGTGGTTCTACCCTCACCTTTTGGATTTCTGGCCTCCCCAGAAATATCGGGAGAATTTGCAGATCTCTCCTGAGTTCTTTGTCTTGAATTACCAGCCTGGGCTCTTTGCTCTGCCGCTCCCTGTGCTTTTAAATCAACGACATCATCTCCGCCATCTCTAGGAACCATGCCCTTTCTAATTCTAACTTCATTTGGGGTAATTACTTGCATTCTTAAATATCGCTCATCAATTTTAGACTGAGTGTCCTCATCTGTTAAAGTTAATTCATTAAATTTAAGCATTAATGCATCTGTTTTTTCTGAAATAATTCTATTTATTTTTTTCTCTAAAATATCTTGTGCTGGTCTACATACTTGCTCTTTAAACATTTTATCTGCATCACGAGCAGACGCTAAACTAATTCCTTCTGGAACTCCTATTTTATTTATAGGAACTCTATGGGCTAATAGTATTTCATCTCTATTTGCTTTTCTATAAACATTAAATGAAGACTCTTGAGAGTTTGCCTCAATTGGCTCCATTTTAAATTCAACCTTTGAGTCTGGACTGTCTGGTGGAAGTGGTACATATAATGATCTGTGGTTTTTACCCTTTAGCCCTACTTGAAAAAACTCCAATAATTTTCTTTCAGATTCTGGTGAGAGCTTTGCGCCCTTAACAGTAATTATATATCTTGGAACTGCTTTATTTTCAAAATAATCTAAATTATATTTACCAGCAAACTCATTGCCAGCCATTGATGTTTGTGCTGCGACTATATCTGGAAGGCCATAGTAATTGTTCATTGGTGTATATTTCTTTAAATGAATAATTTCATTTGGTCTATCTGTTCCGTCGGCTATTGGATTAGGAGTTTCTTGATCACCGAAATTTCTAAAGTATACGGCTTTTCCGTATAACAATTGAATAAATCCATCACGCAAACGACGAACACGCATGGTCTTAGCTGGGATATGTCCGACATATCCTATGTTTCCTGAAGTAGTTCTACCAATTTCAATAAATCCATTACCCGTAGCTTCTAAATCTGTATAGGCTTTAATTAATGTTTCTGTAAATGTTTCTTCTTCATTTGTTTCTTCTAGCCAATTATCTAAATCTTGGCGAAGCTTGTTTAATTTTCTACGTGCTCTATCTAATTGTTTGTCGTCTGAAATATTGTCTAAAGCATCATTTGCTTTTTTTGTTTCTATAAATGTATACCCAAGTCCTACAATATTTGCAACCTTTGCATTAATTGCTGCGTAGTTGTACGGTGATATTTCATAAATTTTTGAAAGGTATTCTAGGTTATAGACTGGTTGAACCAAATCGAACATTGCATATCCAGTAACTGCCTGTTGCAATAAATTTTGTTGCGTTCCAGTTCCGTCTTGACCAATAAATCTTTTTGAAAACTCTCTAGACATTTTTCGTCTAAAATTAGTGCTAAGGCCATTAACTTTTTTTAATTCTGATTCTCCGATATTAAATGGGTCATTATCTACTACAACCTCTTTGCTATTAAATCTTACCCAATCAGCAGAATTTGATATATCTATATTTTGAACAAACTCTGTATCATCATTAATAAATTCCATTAAGGCTTTCCTCCATTTTTAATTGAATCTTTGTATACGCCGATATCTAGCGGATCTGGTGTTAGACCCCAATCTAATCTTTGTTTTTGGTGTTCAAATTCTTCATCATCAATTTTACGTCTACCTGATAAAAATTTAGGCTGACCTTCATATATTCCAAATGATCTTACTTCTCTGGCTAGCAAGTCTATCTTTGACCGATTACCTTTTTTAGATGTTATTGATAAAAAATTTCCATCGTCATCGCCAATCCATCTTCCGTCTGGCATTTCCCACACGTATATTCCTAGAGTTGTTTCTTCTATTACTTTTTGATTAACATTTTTAATATCCATTAGGTATTAATTCTACCATTACTTGTAGTTAAAGTCCATATTTTGTCAAGACAATTGACAGAATTATGAGTTTTGTATCACAAGCCAGTCATTATTATATAGGTTTACTGAATTTTCGGACAAGGTTATGGAAGATCCGCTGGTTTGATAGGACTGCCTAGAGGTATATAAATCATAATGATTAATAATCTTATTATAATCTAATGAATTTTGGTAAAATGACATATATTGATATAGAGCCTTTACCGATCCATTAGATTTATGATTTATAGTTAATTCCCCTTCTACTGGCTCCGTTAAGTTAATGACTACATGATATAAATTATTATATTTAAATATATTAGAAATATTAGTTTCTGGGGTCGCATCCACACCATTTACGTATATAGAGTCAATATTATCTTTATTGACATTTCCTAGACTATCCCAATAATACCCAGTTTCTGTTGAATCTTGTAAAATTAATCCGCTAAATTTAGGAAGTAGGTCTACCACTTCTGCTGGGTTTACGTCTATAGTTTCTGTATTTGGATTAATTTCAGCATTAATAACATTGTTTTGAGATAAAGGAATGTTTACAATTTCTGCATCGGTTACTGGAAGCAGGAAAAATGGGGTATAAAAAAACTCAATGCTTTTTATTTTATTAGTTAAATTAATTTTAAATCCAGATTCGCTTGGCGATAATATCCCATTTCTTAAATCTCTAGATACAACTGAATATTTTTTTGATCCCAAATAGTATTCTAAATTTTCAATTTTGGATAAATACCCTGATCCATTTTTTGAATACATAATTTGATTATTATAAAAGCTAATATTTAAATTATATAATTTTGGTAAATATTTAGATATATCTTCAG